ATTATCATCTATGGTATTGAAAAACTTTATAATTGATGGTAAGTTTGATTTCAAACTATTGTTTGATGAGGTAAGAAAAGTTACAAGAACTTTAAATAAAGTAATTAATATTAATAGTTACTCAACTGAGAAAGGAAGAAAAGGTGGTTTAGAACAAAGAGCAATTGCTATCGGGGTTCAAGGATTAGCTGACGTATTTTATTTATTAGATTACGTATTCACATCTGAGGAGGCGAGAAATTTAAACAAACAAATTTTCGAAACTATCTACTTTGCAGCAATCACTGAAAGTAACCAATTATGTATTGAAGAAAAATATGCACCTTATGAATACTTCAAAGGTTCACCTATGTCAAAAGGGGAATTCCAATTTGATATGTGGGGGATGACTGAGGATGATTTATCAGGAATGTGGGATTGGACTTCATTAAAAGAAAGTGTAATGAAATACGGTGTATGTAATTCATTATTCACGGCTCAAATGCCTGTTGCGTCTTCCGCAAAAATTACAGGTTCATTTGAAATGACAGAACCCGCTCATTCGGCATTGTTTAACAGACGAGTTGTAGGTGGTGAGATTTTGATAGTAAATAAGTACTTAATACAAGATTTTGAAAAATTAGGAATTTGGTCTGAAGATTTGAAAAATGATATCATACTAAATGAGGGTTCAATTCAGAACGTTAATTTTAATCATTATCTTGATGTTGAGGACAAAAATTACAACAAGAAAGTTAAACGAATAGAACACTTAATGTCTAAGTATAAAACGATTTGGGAGATTTCACAAAGAGAATTGATTGATATGGCGGCTGACAGAGCTCCATATATTGACCAATCACAATCAATGAACATCTATATGAGTAACCCAACATTGTCAAAAATTACCTCATCTCACTTTCACGGTTGGGAGAGAGGGTTAAAGACTTTAAGTTATTATATCCGAACTAAAGCGATTTCGACGGGGGCTAAACACTTAGCGGTGGATATCTCAAAAAGAGAAAAACCTGTGAAAGAAAAACCAACAGTTGATGTGATACCACAAAAACCTCAAGATTCAGAATTTGAATGTTTTGGGTGTTCATCTTAAAAAAACCGTAAATTATGAAAACTCTCGGCAATGTCGAGAGTTTTTTATTTTATAACGTTATACAAAAAATTTATAACGACATTATATTTATGTTATATGGCAGAAGGATTAACATATGGTATTAATTTTCCCTTTAGGGATTCGTATGATGGTAAATATCTTGATTTATCAAACACGAATAGGGAAGAGATACGTTCAAATCTAATTCATTTATTACTAACAAGAAAAGGTACTCGATATTATTTACCTGATTTTGGTACAAGATTGTATGAGTATTTATTTGAACCATTAGATGGACCAACTTTTTCACAAATAGAATCTGAAATTAGGGATTCTGTTAAAGAATATATTCCCGGTATTACAATTACTAAATTAGAGGTAACACCAGCGTCAGAGGGTGAGGAAGATAAAGGAACGTTTGTTAATGGTAATGATGAACGAGTTTTTAGAGTACCTGGTATTGGAACAAAAGAACACACTGCAAAAATTAAAATTGATTACTTGTTAAACGATGACGCGTTCAACTCAAGTGATTTTGTTATTATAAATTTATAATATGGCTAATAAAAAGATTTCGTATACTACAAGAGATTTTCAGTCAATAAGAACTGAGTTAATTAATTTTACAAGAACGTATTACCCCGATTTAATTGAGAACGTAAATGATGCTGCGATTTTCTCGGTGTTTTTAGATTTGAATGCCGCGGTTACGGATAATCTACATTTCAACATTGATAGAAGTATTCAGGAAACGGTATTACAATATGCTCAACAAAGGTCTTCAATATATAATATAGCAAGAACCTATGGTTTAAAAATACCGGGTCAAAGACCTTCAGTTGCCTTAGTTGATTTGTCAATAACAGTTCCTGCTTACGGAGATAAGGAAGATTTAAGATACTGTGGTATATTAAGACGAGGTTCTCAGGTAAATGGTGCTGGACAAGCTTTTGAGACTGTATATGATATTGATTTTGCATCACCGATTAGTGGGGATGGTTTTCCTAATCGTTTAAAAATCCCTAATTTTGACTCGAACAATAAGTTAATTAATTATACTATAGTTAAAAGAGAAACCGTAGTTAATGGTGTTACAAAGGTTTTTAAAAAGGTAATAACACCTAACGATGTTAAACCTTTCTATGAAGTGTTTTTACCTGACAAAAATGTTTTAGGTGTGACAAGTGTATTATTAAAAGATGGTACACAATACGGTAATGTTCCTTCAAACCAAGAGTTCTTAGGTTTAGATAATAGATGGTATGAAGTTAAAGCGTTAGCTGAAGATAGAGTATTTGTTGAAGACCCAACTAAAGTTTCGGATAGTCCTGGTATTAAAGTTGGTAAATATCTGTCGGTAACTAATAAATTTATTAGTGAATTCACACCTGAAGGTTATTTTAAAATGACATTTGGTGGTGGTAGTCAATCCGCTGACGAACAATTAAGAGAGTTTGCTAGAAACGGGTATAATCTAAATTTATACAAATATTCAAATAACTTCGCATTAGGTAGTACATTAAAATCAAATACAACACTATTCGTTCAGTATAGAGTTGGTGGAGGTCAAGTTAGTAACTTGGGTGTTAATGTTATAACACAAATTGGTACAGTATCGTTTTTTGTTAACGGACCATCTGAGTCAGTAAACACGAATGTTGTTAACTCATTGTCTTGTAATAACGTAACTGCCGCGATTGGTGGGGCTGATTACCCAACAATAGAAGAAGTTAGAAACTTAGTTGGGTTTAACTTCTCGGCTCAAAACAGAGCTGTTACGGTTAACGATTATGACTCTTTAATTAGAACAATGCCATCACAATTCGGTGCTCCTGCTAAAGTCGCAATTACTGAAGAAAACAACAAAATTATTATTAAAATGTTATCATACGATGAGAATGGTAAGTTAACTGAAATTGTTTCAGATACGTTAAAAAACAATGTTGCTAATTATCTATCTAACTATCGAATGATGAATGACTACATATCGGTTCAGGTTGCGAATGTTATAGATTTATCTTTCACTATTGATGTTGTTTTGGAAAGTAGTCAAAACCAAGGTTCATTAATTAGTCAAGTAATTAATATTGTATCTGATTATTTCGAACCGGGTAATAGACAAATGGGTGAGAATGTTAATGTGTCTGAAATTAGAAGATTAATACAAGCAACTAATGGTGTTGTAAGTGTTGCGGGTATATCCGTATTTAATAAAGTTGGGGGTCAATATTCGTCATCTCAAACGTCTCAAAGATATCTTGATAAAGATACAAGAGAGATTGAATTAATTGATGAAACTATATTTGCAGAACCAAGTCAAACATACCAAATTAGATATCCTGGTAATGACATTAACATCCGAGTTAAGAATCTATCAGCAACTAATTTTAGTTGATGATTTATTTTGAAAATTTATGGACTATCTTTTAAAAATAGTATATAAACTATTTATTTTAAAAGAAAATAATGTCAAATTCATACAGAATAAGAACAACGGTAGGTGTTGATAAATCAATTAGAGTTAAGTTAGACCAAGATTTTGAATCACTTGAAGTGTTATCAATCAAAGTACTTCAAAGTGATGTTTATAACAGAAGATGTTCTGATTATGGTGTCATCATTGGTAGGGTGAGTGTTAATAATGGTTTTGGAATACCAAATGCGAAAATTTCGGTATTTGTACCATTATCAGATGCTGATGTAATTAATAATCCAATAATTGCTGATTTATATCCTTATAAAAACTTAACACAGTTAAATGGTGACGGATTCCTTTACAACTTATTACCGTCAGAACAATCGTACAGTAATCACGTACCAACAGGTTCATTCTTTACCCGTAACGAGGTTTTAACTAATTCAACTAAAGTTGAAATTTACGACAAATATTATAAGTATAATTCAGTTACAAACGAAAGTGGTGATTATATGATATTAGGAGTTCCTCTTGGGTCTCAAACTGTTGTTGTTAATATTGATTTATCGGATATAGGCGAGTTTTCATTATCACCTCAAGATATGATACGAATGGGTATAGCAACACCACAACAAGTGGATGGTACTAAATTCAAATCATCTAGTAATTTAAATGAATTACCTCAAATTATAACCATTAATAGAAATATAACGGTTGAACCGTTTTGGGGTGATGAGAATGTTTGTGAGGTTGGTATTACAAGAACGGATTTTGATTTATCCGCTGAGAAAAATATTAATATTCAGCCGACCTCAATTTTTATGGGGTCAATAATATCATCAAATGAAGACCACGCTTTAAAACTTAAATGTAAACCCGCATTAAAATCAGGTAGTTTATGTTCTTTGGTTACAGGTCCGGGTCAAATCCAAGCGATAAGACAGACAATTAAAACCGATATCAATGGACGACCGGCATTAGAAGTTGCGTCATTTGAGGAAGGTGGTCAAGTTATAGATGATAATGGTGCGTGGATGTTTGATGTTCCTATGAATTTAGATTACGTTGTTACCAATGAATTTGGTGAACAAGTATTATCAAATGACCCTAAAAAAGGTATACCAACTAAAGGTAGGTATAGATTTAAGGTGATGTGGAATCAACCAACAGATTTGGGTGCTAGAATAAAAAGGGCTAATTTTTTAGTTCCAAATATCAAAGAATATGGGTGGACATCACCTAGTGGTAATGACCCATTAACAGGAAGACCTGCGGGTAGTACGGGTAAGTTTGGTAATCTTGATAACCCTTGTGATTATACTAGTACATTACCTTTAACTGATAATGCGAGAGCTGCTAAAGCGTCGTATGCTTTTAGTCTTGATTGGGATGATTATGGTCAAACTGATAATTTAGGGAATATAACACCTTTAGGTCAATCAATGATATTAGAGGCTATAAATTGTCAAGATAGGTTCTTTGAGATGCAATATAATAAAGTGTATACAGTGTCTCAATTAATTAGTGAGTTTCGTAGAGGAGATTCGAATAATAGAATTATTGCTATTAAAAATATATTAGATGATACTTGTGAATCAACAAACAATAAGTTCCCATCTAATGACGGTATGTATAGGATTGATATCATATTCATATTATTTCAAGTATTGATGATAATAGCGTATGTAATTTTATTTATTGTTATTTTTGTCTTTCACTTATATATGTGGGTATTATGTAAAATAATACTACCTATTATGAGATTTTTAAGGGATTTTTGGTGTTGGTTAGCAACAGTTGGGTTTGATAACAGTTTCTTTAGTTGGCATCCATTTGATACTTGGGCTAATCCAAAATGTAATGATTTAAAAGAAAAAGTTAAAAATTTGGAAGATAAGTGTGCTAACACTACATTACCATTACCAAATATGACTTATCCTGATTGTGAATTATGTTCTTGTGACCCTGAAGAACCTAAAAAAACACCACCGGACCCAAATGATATTTCAAATCAATCAAGTAATTCAGTATATGCTGATGTTACACTTGGTGCGATGTATGGACCTAGACCTTATAATAGTACTGATAGTAGTCCTGGTTCATTTACTCCGTGGAAATCTGACGATTATTTATTTATTAGTGGTGTTTATTCTAAAGGTACGACTAATGATAAAGGAAATCCTGGGTCAATGGCTACTTATGATTATGGTAATAATAAAATTATTCTAAACTCAACTGATTTACCTTGGCACGAAAGATTTAACTTGTTTAATGTTAAAGCTAAATATTTTGATTCATCGTCTGATAATCCGGGTGGTGGTGTGAATAGAATTGGTGTTAGATTTAATACCGCAATGAATGGTGGTGATTTAGGTACATCATCAACATTACCAAACACTAATTGTCATATGGATAATGTTATTGCGGTTGTTATGGATGCTAGTGAGGCGTCAACTTTCCCTGTTGGAGGTATGTTTACAACTGTTGACCCTACAAAATCTCAAGATACGAATTTGAGTAACGTGATACCCTCAAATGATTTAGGGACTAATAGTATTACTGGTAAAACTATTGGAGTACCATATAATGGTAACCTTAAAATAAATGTGGAAACAATTACAATTAATTATGCTGACCCTAATCAAGGGTTTGCGAATACAGGTCAGGGTTCAAATTTATCTACAACGTATAAAGTAACAGGTAGTTCTGAATCAACCTATCACAAGTTCAATATTGACTTAGAATACCTTCAAGTCATTCATAATGAATCATTATCTAAATACGTTGTTGATGTATTAGCGTTATCTCCTAATTTAGGAAATTCATTTTATACTAGGGTGATTAATGGGGGTTATTATATCGCGGCAACTCAAGATGTTACCGTTAATTACGGTAACTTTAATGCTTTTAGTTACGATTTACAGGCGTGGTATGGTGCTTATTATAGTAATCTGACCTCAACACCTCATTATCCAATACGTAAGTATTTTAAAGATTCGGATAATTTAAGAGTTGTGTTTTTTGTTAGGGGTGTTGACCCTAATTCACCGAAAACAAGAATATCATACGATTTAAGTAAGTTATATGGTCAGTCAACTTGGGGTAAAAAAGTGGTTTCTTTGGATAATATGAGGATGAACATTCCAATTCAAGGAGGTGTTAGATGTGTTAAACATAATACACAACCGAGTAATGTTAAAGATTCCTATAGTAATGTATCATTATTTCACGATACAATAATGTGGAAACCGGCCGCGAATAGTCCGGCGTTTGGTCCTGCTGATGACCCTGAAAGTTTTTTTGATTCGAATGGTGACCCAAATCCTAACGGACCTTCACCATATAATCCTGCTGATAAGGACCCATTTTATAGACCTGCGGGTTATTGTGATTTTAAATCATTTACAACAACCGCTTGTACTTATTATTCATTTATTGATGAAGATTATGGTGCTGATTTATTTAATAGTTCGCCAGGTTATTTTAACGGAACTTACGATAAAAATAGTTCTATTGGTAAGGGTCTTAGAATTTATGGTAACGCTTCGGCTAGTAATGCGGGAAATGGTGCTAATGCACTTGCAACAACTGTTACACGACAAAGTGATTATAATTTTCCTGATACTGATATTGATTCTAGAAAACTTTTTACAAAAGGTTTAGAGGTGTTTAATAATGACCCGTTTGCGGATTTAGGTACTGACACTCAACCTATATACTCTAAATTTAATAGGGGTTATTTTGATAAAGAAATAATTGAGGGGGGTAATTATGCGTCGGCTAATTTACTATCAAATAGTGGTAATAGACTTGGTGGTGGACGTTATTTTAATGCGTCAGTACAAGGTGATTGTATTAAGGCTTGTACCACATTTGGAGTTCCAAGTTGTTGTAGCTCAAGCATTCACGGTGTTGCTACAACATATTATTATTACGTTGAATCACGTTTACAAGCAGGTTATGGTTATATACCTGGTGGTAATTGTATTTATCGTTCATTCACTTACAAGAGTGTAGGTGCAATTAATCCAATAACGGTAAATTCGGGAACTAGTGGGAGACAAATAGTGATGAGGTCAGATAGATTACCTTCATCATCATCTGAAGAAATTAATAAAAATATAAAAAATGTTAGTTACACTTTAATGGCAAATAATAATTTTACTTATTTCCAAATAGGTGATGATGGTAGTGCGATTCAAACAGGTGGTGGTTCTTCAGTATCTGGTGTTGGTAACTCAGGTGATAGTGCGGCAGCGAATGCTGAATCAACTTGTGCTGATATACTTAGTACATTTACGTGTGAGGGATTAATACCTTTAGATTGTTATTTCATTCATAATAATAATTTCACATTTGTTCCTAGAGATTTTCAAAACCCAATCCCAGATAATAAACTTAAACAAACAATATCTAACGCTCCTGTTGATTGTTGGGGTAACAGATTACCTGTAGGTTCTAATACTGAATATGGTGTACAACCTGAACCAATATTTACTTCGGGATGTTATCAACTAGTAACGGTTCCTTTTGAAACATTAAAGTTAGACTATAAATTATTAACGACGATTTACAAGTCCAACTGAGGATAACCCTAAAAATAGAAATAAACCTTATAATTGTTATTGTAAAAACAACGTTTATTTTAATCAAGATAGTAATAATTTCTACTATAGAAGTAGTCCTTATAATCCTTCTGATAATAGTTTTGTTGGTCGAAAAAACCCTAAGAATTGGTTTACACGTAAAGAATTTGGTGGGAACGTAAATAACTTAATGTTCCCAACAACGGTTTTAGATATGGGTCCTAGAGATTCGTACACTCAAGAAATAGTTTTCTCTAATGATTATGACGGATACGTTATGAAAAACTTAGATACTACGACATTCAAGGATGTGTCAGATTTATTAAATACGTTTATTATTTCAAGACTTATAAATAAAAGTATGTTAGATAAAATATTGGCGGTTGCAGGTGTAGGACAGGTTTTAACATATTTTAGTAGAAAAAATTTAAAGATTGATGGTGATTATGCTCAGATGGTGAGTATCAATTCGGAACTTGGAACTGTTGGTTTTAGTGATGAAAACTATGATAGTTGTACTGATGTGTTTTATAATGGGGCTGATTCAAGTAATTGTGTGATTGGGATATATTACTCGTCTAATACACAAATTAGAGATTATGTAACACCAAAGAGAACGATAATTACGGATGAGAGTACTATTGATAAACAAGATTGTGCGTTTGAATACTTTAAAGTTAGAACACAATCGGTTCCTTATTACCAATGGTTTATAAAACCAAACTATAAAGAAGATAAAGATTTTGATTCGGGTAAACCATTATATCCTGCTAATTTTCCAGCTGACAGTATTTTTGGTAGTCAATATAATGATTGGTCGACAGAACCTTATTCGGCGACTACGTTTTTTAGTTACGGTTATCAAAATTTGGATAGATTGTTAAAATCATCAAGATATTTCAGAACAAAAGGTAGTTTGATTACAAAATATTATAGAGGTAATATTTATTCAGTAGGTAACTCGACACCACCAGGTCAAAGTGGGGATACTCAATTTTGGGATGTTAATACACCTGGAGCTAACGTACCACAGTCTGAACGAGTTGTGAATACAGGGGCACCGTTTTACTTTTATTTTGGATTAAATCAAGGTAAATCGGCTTTTGATAGATTTACTAGAAAATGGATAGATACGGATGTGTTAACAGATTAAGAAATGGGTAATAATAAAGATATAAGAATTGTTTTAAGTACTTTAAGGTATAAGTCGGCTCCTGAGTTATCATCAGCTTTACAAATACCTTTAGTACAAAGTGTAAAAGAAATTACTGAATATGATAGAACTGCGAATGTTAGTTTAGAACAAGTTTTTGATAACGAAAGACAGAAATCGACAACGTTTAGACCAACAGGAAAGTTTTCTATTTTATTTAAAAATGCTTACACAGGTAAAACTAATTATGAACCATTTGAAAATAATTTGTACTATGTGGATGTTAAAGAATTAGCGAAACAACAATGTTTAAGTGACCCACAATCAATATGGTGGAAAGGTTTCCCCCAATATAATGAGTTTGATTTTATTAGAAATGACTATAATATTTCAGGATACACAATACCACCAAATAATCATTTAGATTTTGTAACTAAAAGTGCTAGTACATATAATTGGAATCATTTTTTAACGTATCCGTTTAATAATAATTACAGTAAAAATTTATTGTGTAATAATTCTAATGGTCCGTTTACTTGGGTGTCGGGTGATGGTATTCCGTTTATTGTTACCAATATTATTGATAGTGGTAATAGTTTGGTTAGTTTTAAATGTTTTGTTAAACACGGATTGAATGAGGGTGAGTATGTTAAACTTAGTTTTAGTTACTTAGGTAATGATTATTTTGAGGTGTATTCGTTTGGAGACGGGTCTTCCGGAAGTGATGAGTACGTGTTCAACATTTTCAATTATGGGTTTACGGGTAATGTGTTTTTTAACGGACAGAAAGGTACTTTTAAGAGAGTTATTGACATAAATAATCCTGTTGATACAACCTCAAGCTATTACGTTAAAGAATTAAAAATTTTATCAAATCCAAACGATGCGGTTTTAGTTAAATCAGGTTTCGAACAAAATGTTTTTGGTAAAACAAAAAAATTTGAAAGTAGTGGTTTCACACCAAATAAAATCGAAAGAGTTTCAATTAAGGAAGGTGCTCAATCATATACGTTATCATTTAATACTGATTTTGATTTAAAACCATTAAGAGATAATCAAAAAAGACCTATAACTGAATTATTTTTTACTGTTATTTGGAAAGGTTATTTTGGATGGATGTTTAATCCCGGTTATAAGTTAAAGCAAGGTTATGAATTTAACTTACCCTTAGTTAATGGTAAACCTGACCCTTGGTGGGATAAAACTAATATTAGTTCGTCAACACCATTTAGTATGGGTACTTATTCTAAAACAGTTAATGTTGGGGGTAATAGTACTACATACTTTTTTAATTATGTGAATTCTTTAAAAAAGGGGGATGTGATTGATGGTGATTTATGTGAGTGGAATGATTTCGACCAAATGGAAAGAACTATCTCAATGCCATATCATAAGTTTGTTTATAATAACAATAATTTTGATATTAGAGAAAATCCTACTCAAAATTATAATAATTTGATGGGTTATTATTATCAACCA